ATTTTAGACTTTGCCGTTTTGACGGTATAAAAATCCCCTGCTTTGCCGAAGACCTGCGCTCCACACGGGGTACTTTGTAGGCAAAGTGGGGGATTTTGTTTTATTCGCACTAGTTTTGTCAAAAGCATTGCCATATATTGGATAATGTGATATCTTAGCATTGCACTCCAATGTGTGCATCTTTACAGTTAAGCGCTCATGCAGATTTTTCCGTGTGGGCGCTTTTCTTTTTTTGCCCTTCGTTGTACCTTCGTTGTCTTTTGTTTTCTGCCGATGCAGTACACTGGATGCACAAGGAGGGATGCATTATGAGTTATTATCCGACACCCGGAACACCTTATGTTCCGCAACAGCCTGTTAATCCTTACGGCGGCATGGGCACAGTTGGGCTTGCCACCCCCCTGCCAAACACGCAGATGCAACAGGCGCAGCCGCAGCGTCCGCAGCCGATGAATGGGCAGCAGCCTGTTCAGCAGTCGGTACAGGACGGCGGTTGGCTGCTGGGCAGACCTGTTTCCAGCAGAGAGGAATTTTTGGCAATACCGTCTGACCTGTACGGCAGACCGACCTACTGCCCAGACTTGCGCAGCGGCGTGATCTACTGCAAGCGGCTGAACCCGGACACCTGTGAATCCTATGTGCAGGAGTTTTACAGCCCGGAAGCGTGGCGGCAGATACAGGCGCAACAGGCACAGCAGACCGCTGCACCGACACAGCAGTATGTGCCTATTGAAGAGTATAACGCCCTCGTCCACAGGCTGGATGAACTGGAAAAGTGGCAGAAGAGCTTTTCAAAGCCCGCTGCCGCTGCGAAGAAAGGAGAATAAGCGATGCCCTCTCCGTTTGATATGATTACTCACAGCCCTATCATGCAGCTTGCAAATCTGGCTCGTGCCGGACAAAACCCGATGGGACTTATCCAGCAGCTGGGTGGGCAGAGTGCCCCCATCATGCAGGGGCTGAACCTGATTCAGGGCAAAAACGAAGCACAGCTCCGAACGATGGCGCAGAACCTCGCCAAAGAGCGTGGCATCGACTTGAACCAGCTGGCAAGCGTCCTGAATTTGACGCTGCCCCGATAACGCATCCCCTCCTCTAAGCGAAACGCTTCTCAGTTTTGCGGACTTGACAAAAACCGCTTTTGTTTGGCTTCGCCCATCGCATACGGCGGTGGGATAGCATAACGCAAAACTGAAAGGAGTTTTGTTATGGACGATTTTGCAACTGGCTACCTGGCCGAGCAGGACGGCGGCAATAACAACGGTGGATTCTTTGGCAACGAAGGTCTGTGGGCGGTTATCATCCTCGCCATCATCTTCGGCTGGGGCACAAACGGCTATGGCCGGAACGGCGGCGACAACGGCATGAACAGTTACATCCCCTATCTGGTCGGCACTGGCGCAACCGGTCAGGGCGGTGCAGACACCCGCGCGGCTCTGTCTGAGGGCTTCTACCAGCAGGATACCTCCCGCTCTCTGGCGGGCATCCAGAGCGGTATCTGCTCTCTGGGCTATGACCAGCTGGCGCAGATCAATGGCATCAACACCAACATTGCGAACGGCTTTGCGGGCGTAAACAGCGCCATCTGTCAGCTTGGCTACCAGAACGCACAGCTGGTGAACGGACTGGAACGCAGCGTGTCCAACGGCGACAACGACATCAGCCTTGCCATCATGCAGGAAGGCAACGCACGGCAGGCTGGTCAGACCGCTCTTGCCACACAGCTGGCATCTTGCTGCTGCGAGAATAAGCAGCTGATCGGCGACCTGAAGTACACCATCGCAACGGAGGATTGCGCTACCCGTCAGGCTATCGCAGACAACGCCCGCGCCATCGTGGACAACTGCAACGCCAACTTCCGCAGCATGATGGACTACTTCACGCAGGACAAGATCGCCACTCTGACCGCTGAGAACCAGAGCCTGAAGTTCGCGGCTTCTCAGGATCGGCAGAATGCGCTTCTGACCACCGTGATGTCTCAGCAGACTGATACCATCCTGAACCGGGTCAACCCTCGTCCGATTCCCGCTTATCAGGTGGCAAACCCTAACGTGGGCGTGAACTGCTGCGGCTGCTGCTAACCAACACACTCCCCGATAACACCGGGTGAACCATCGGGGCAGGGGTAAGACACCTCTGCCCCTGATTTTTTAGGAGGAAAACATTATGGCTTGCAAAACAAGCTGCAAACTCTGCCCACATCTGGTCTTGAGCCAGTCCGTTACGTTCGCCAATGACACGCTGACCATCAACATCCCTGCTGGCGCATACCAGAACGGAGAGAAGTATTGTCTGGTCATTGCTCAGGCTTTGCCGGACACGACCACTATCAACGCCCCTGTGGTCATTACCATCGGCGCAGGTACGACCGCATACCCTCTGACCGACTGCAACTGCGCTCAGGCAACCGCCGAGAGCATTCACACTCGCACCCGCTATGCTACCCGCGTTGCAACGTCTGCAACTGGCACAGGCACGTTCAAGTATCTTGGCTGCTTCTGCCGTTCCCACGCCGGTGCACCTGCGTCCATTTCCTAAGGAGGTATAGATTATGGGCAAGACTAATTTTCGCCGCATGATGATGCTCCGCGACCACGACAAAGACCGTGAGCCGGAACGTGACCGTCTTGAGGAAGAGCGGGACCGCAGGGAGCGTGAGATGGAACGCCGCCTGCGTAAGCTGGAAGGCGGCAACGACCGCTATCCCTACTATCCGCAGGAGGAGAACCGTTACATCGACCCCTACCCTATCCCCCGCTACCCTGATGTAGAGTATGGGCGCAAGATGCCGCAAATCGGCTTCTCGCAGAACGGTGACTGGGATAAACGGTCTGGACAGTACGAACGCGGCAGCGCAGACAGCCGCGCCATCAAGATGCCGCGCCATCACCTCACCCACGATGAAGCGGAGGAATGGTGTGACAGTATGGTGAATGCTGACGGTACGAAGGGATGTCACTGGACGCTGGAACAGACACAGGACGTTGCGAAACAGCGCAATATCACCTGTGACCCGAACGATTTCTGGGCGGTCATGAACATGATGTACTCGGATTATTGTCAGGTCGCAAAGCGTCAGTCCGTTGACACTCCGGGCTTCTACGCTGACATGGCAAAGGCGTTCCTTGAGGACGCAGATGCCGCAGAGGGCAAGGCGTATCTCTACTGGGATTGCATTGCCGATAAGTAAAACGAAACCCCTGTGTAGTCTTTTTAACGGCTACACAGGGGTTTGTTTAATCTTGGAAATATTTCAAGAAAGTACAATATTCTCCGTCATTTATCATTAGAATTTTCTCGTTTACTAAACTTTCTATCATTTCTTTAGTTATTTTACAAAAGCGATTTCCATATTCAGACTTTCGCTTTTCAATTTCGCTTTCTTCAATAATCGCAATACTATCTTTATATTCTTCCATAAAGTCCTCATTAAGATATGGTTCTTACGCCATTATTTTTTATTTTGTCTATATCCGCATAAATCGTAACAGTATCTCCGTTGACTATGCGCCTGTTTTCCCATTTTATTTTAGGAGTACTCCCATCCGATTTTGCTATTTTTACGGTTCCTTTAATTGTAATGTACTGCCCATTTATTAAAACTGTACACATTTCATAATTTTCCGCTGGAATATTAGAAACGACAGTTGATGTATAGGCATATATTCCCGGTTCGATTTCTTGTAAATCATAGTTCGACACTATAGGATGGGACGAATTGTATTCTACGTTTGCTATCATTAGAACAATGCCAAGTATTGTCAAAACAATCCCGGCAACAGCCATTATTGCATATTCTTTTCCGCCCTCGTTGTCAAATGGCTCCGCAAAAAAAGAACTCACGCAAAGAAGCATCCCTATACAACATATTCCTACAAAAACATATATTAGCACTTTTCATCACCCTTTTCTAATATATTTTTTAAGATTTCAGATTCTTTTTCAAAATCAGACAGTTCTTTTGCTACATTGAATGCGAGAAAAGCGTCCAGCATAATAAGCGCAATATAAACAAACGAATGATTTTCAAATATGAATTGACGAATAAAATAACCTTCAATCAACGCAGAAAACAAAAGAAACAATAAATCGTAATATATAATTCTTTTGTTTTTCTCTAGGCAACATTTTATGTACATTCTTGCTTTTTCGCTCATATTATTCCTTTCTCCCCTGTGCGGTCGTTGTGACTACACAGGGGTTTATTGTTATCTCCAAATCATAAAGCACTTATTGTCTACGCAATCTCGAAGGATTTCTTTGAAGTCTTTGAACTTTGCAGGATTTTCTCTGCCAGCATATCCGTAAATAATGCTATCGTCATAATCGCCTATAACTTTCAAGATTTCCTTGCAGGCACCGTATCGGATTTTTCCGTCACAGTCCGATTGATAAAGAAAATCTGCAATTTTAATCGGAAGCATTTTGCTTTCAATTAATCGTTCCGTTTCGTCATTGTACGATTCAAGAGCGCGTTCTTTTTCGGGAGAGGGTATGTCGAGAATGTCATCAAGTTTTTTATAGTGCTCTCCGACTTCCGAATTAACAAGTTCTGCAACTTTCGCTCTCAACTTGAAAAAACCGAAATAGCCCACATCCATTTCACGCCCAGCCTTTTTGCATTTGATGGTTACGCCCATTCGTCAATCCTCCTAGAACTCAGCTTTTATAAATCCGTTTATTCCACGCTTCGATAAGGTCGGCTTTAATTTTTGCTTTTTCACTTTCAGAGGAATCAAAGTCGTAAGTTTTACTTTCCATAATAACATAACAGTTGCACTTATTTTCTTTGTTTCCTCTCGTAACATACATCCATCGTGTTTGGTGATAACCGCCCTCTGCAATGGTAACTTCTCCCCCACAAAAAGGACACGGCTTTAATTTATATTCACTCATAATTATGCCTCCCTAAATCTTAACTTTTATCGTCAGTCCTCCAAGAAATCCTCCAACTCAATCTTTCCCTCTGCCGCCGCAACTGCCAGAGCATAAACGAACTGTCCAATCGTCATTCCGTGCCGCCTAGCTTCACGGTTGATGTACTTGCGCTCTTCTTCGCTCATAAGGATGGTAATGCGCTTGGAACGCTTGCCATCGCCACTTGCAACGCCCTGATGCGATTCCGGCATCGGAATTTTTTTCTTTGTCAAACCAGCTTCAGCTAGTGCGCCGCGAACATTGCCTTGTTCGATAAGACGTTGAACTTCCTTCGCCTGTTTCAGTTTCTTTGGCTTACTTTCGCTTACTACGGCATTGTTTGGCTGTGTTTCGCTGTCTTTGGCCTGCTTCGGCTTAATACTGCTTAACTGTGCTTCATTAGGCTGTGCATGGCTGTCTGTTGCTTCACTAGGCCTAATCTGTGCTTGTTCGGCTTCGTTCGGCTTTGCTTGGCTTACTTCTTCTTCCTTTGGCTCACTTCGGCTTAATGTCTGCTCCGAAAAAATAGGCTGAAAATCAAACCCGCCAAGCAGACCTGTGGATTTTTTGCTTGTTGATTTCATTCTGTGTCAGCCTCCTCGTAATCCGAATCTTCAAAGGACGGAGCTTCTGGTAACGGCATCCAATGCGTCGCTCCAAGATTATTGCACCAATCTGTTTTCCAAATAGGTTTTCCACCGTCTTCTGGATAGAAGTAACACTGTGCGATATCTGTTCCTGTTAACGGCGATGCAACGAGGACGGGGTTGCTTTCAAGTTCTCCATTTATATCCACCATTTCGGGATAATGGTCGCTTACTCTAACCCATTCTTTGCTCCACAACCATTTTTCCTTGAAATACTGCACATCTTTCTTATACTGCTCTTTATCAATGTCTCCGCTTCTGTACCAATCACAGCTATGCAAAACACAAAGCAAATCGTATAGGAGCATACTCAAATCTTTGTCTCCA